ATGTTCCACAGTTGTTGCAGGGACATGTTGACCTGGTTGACTGCGTAGTTGATAGAGTTACCAGCCTTTGCAAGACTGTCATTGCTCATCTGAAGTTGTTTGGGTGGTGGTTGCATGTCGGTCACGATATATCCTCAATTCTTAAAACATATTTGTTGGTCTTTGCTGACTTGCGCCAGCCATGAACTTCAATCCTGATTCCAGCATCTCTGACAAGAGCTAACGTGTCGGAGGCCATAATCTTTTTGATTCGGTCACTGACAGCAGAGGCGGTCACCTGCACTGCCAGAACCTCACCCTTGCGTATCGCAAGAAGGTCAGCCCACCCCCACAAGTCTTTTCGTTGTTTGGTGAAGCTGTTCCACTTCTCAACGATTTCAACGTGGTAGCCTTGCTCACGTAGGTGAGCCAGACTACGCTGTGTGGGAGAGACTTTTGTTGCCATCAGAAAGGCACATCCTCGTCATTAGAGCGTGATGGTCTGGGTGTATACCTTGACGGCACTTCCTTGTCCTTCATCTCTTCTTCACGTTTCTTCTTGCTCCAGTTGTCTTCTTTCAGAGCAAGCAGGTTGTGACCACGGCTTGTAGGCTTTTGCCATGCAGCAATCTTCAACTTCTCACCTGCTTTGTAATCGCATTCAAGAACGATAAAGCCTTTGAAGTCTGGGCCTTTGGGAGACTTACGCATCTCCTCTTCTTCCCAATTCTGCCATTGCTCATGTAATGGAACAGGGTTTACTAAAGAACTTAGATGCCAAGCAATGAAATCACCTATGTATAGAAAGCCAACTCAATGCAAAGCGCCAGCAAAACCTGGCAGCCAATATTGCGGTATTCATGCAAATAAAGAGGTGCAAGCATGAAAGCCTATCCTTTCCAACACAAGAACCCGACCTCTGGTCTGACAACAGCATCAGAAGGGATGGAGTTACGGGATTGGTTTGCTGGTCTTGCAATGGAGGCATTTATGTCTGGTTGGATAGAAAGAAATATTTATCCTCCAAATGATTCAGATGTTGCAGAGCACGCATACGCAATGGCAGACGCAATGCTGAAAGCCAGAGAGGTCACACATGAACAACCTTGACCTTGCTGTATATGTGATGGCTGCATCCTCAGTCATAGAAACCTTAATCACAATCTGGGAGAAGTTCTTATGAGTAATATTGTTCCGTTCAACGACATGCAACAAATGGCAGAGGTTGCAGCATCTAGCAAGATGTTTGGCTTTAAGAATACAGGTGAAGCTCTAGCCATCATGCTTCTTTGCCAAGGGGAGAACATGCACCCCGCAGTGGCTATGCGTGACTACCATGTCATCCAAGGTCGTCCTGCTCTCAAAGCAGATGCAATGCTTGCCAGATTCCAACAGGCAGGTGGAACAGTTCAGTGGAAGGAATACACAGATGAGAAAGTTACAGGTACGTTTAGCCACCCTCAAGGCGGGACACTTGAACTCAGTTGGACACTTGCTCAAGCAAAAGCCATTGGTATCGCCAACAAGGATAATTGGAAGAACTACCCAAGAGCGATGCTACGTGCGAGAGTTATCTCTGAAGGCATTCGTTCCGTCTTCCCTGGGTGCGTTGTCGGGGTATACACGCCTGAAGAGGTGGCAGACTTTACACCCCCTAAAGACATGGGAGTTGCAGAAAGAGTGGACACAACTGCACCGACTGTGGTGGAGGAGATTGTTCTTGATGGTGCGTTCCGTATCCTCATGCCTAACGGAGAAACCTATTCATCTCACCACACGACAGCAGAGTGGACAACCGCTTACGCTAACCTTGCCGCAAAGATAAACAACTCTCCCAAGTTCTCAGACGAAGAGAAGAAAGAGAAGCTGGACGCTCTACGCAAGGCTAACGAAGACACCGTGTCATCCTTCAAGACTATCGACAAGATTAACTTGAAAGCAGAACTTGCAAAGGTTGGCGTATCCCCAAAGGTGGAGCAGTCCCAAACACAAGCCGCTACGGTACTCAACGAAACCGTATCCTGAACCATTTGGAGACTGCATCCATAACACCTGCAGAGGCTTTGACGCTGTATGGAAGTTTCCGGCTGGCAGCACATATCGAGGCTCTGCGAAAACAAGGATATCCAATCCTTACAACAATGGTTAAAGAAGGTGGGCATGAGTATGCCCGTTACACACTACGAAAGGAAAGAGATGGCAACAAATCCACATAAGGAAATCCCAGGTTCTGGGGTCATGTACTGGGAAGATGAAAGCATGAGGAAGTCAGAGAAGTCACCTGACTTTAAAGGCTTTCTTGTCCTGGAGATGGACTACAGAGCAGGGGAGAAACTCAAGATTGCTGCTTGGCAAAAACCTACATCCAGAGGAACTAACCTGCTGTCTTTGAAAGAAGATAACTACTTCAAGAAAAAGAACCTGGAAGAAGGCAAGCCTACAGAGGTACGCCCTGCCTATGCTAAACGTCGTGATGATGATGACGTGCCCTTCTGATGGCGACAAAAACATCACCTACACAGCGTTCCCTAGCCTACCTGCGTGAGCAAGGCTATCACTGCGAAATCGTAGAGAAGTGGAACAGCTTTACTAAACAACGTAAAGACCTGTGGGGGTGGTGCGACATACTCGCTATCCGCAAGAATGAGGTGCTGGCAGTGCAGGTCACAGCCTCTGCTGTCAGCAACCGCATACAGAAGATTATGGCTTCCGACACACTCGCTCTTGTGAGAGATGCCGGAATCAGAATCGAAGTTCATGGCTGGCGCAAGTCAGCAAAGACAAACAAGTACGTAATCAGAATTGAGGACATATCATGACAGAAGAAGTTAACCAACAAGAACCTAAAGGCATCCAACTCCAGCCCTCCCAGAAGTCTCTGGAAAAAGGACGTAACGCTGTGGAGTACACGCAGAAGTTCCTGAACATGAGCCTGCAAGAAATCTGGAATGTTGCCTACGTTTCTGGCTTTGAAGACGCTATGGAAATCGTCAAGACCGACCAAGGAAAAACAAATGTCCAGTGATAAAAAGAATCACGTCTTTGTTGCCACTCCTATGTATGGTGGCATGTGTACAGGGTACTTCACACAGTCCCTGCTCACCCTGGGTACGGTGCTGAGAAACGCAGACATAGATATGAGCTTCTCTTGCATGTTCAACGAGAGCCTTATCCAGCGTGGGCGTAACGCTCTTGTGCATGGCTTTATGAAGAAGCCTGAATGCACTCATCTGATGTTTATAGATGCAGACATTCGCTTCAATCCAGCAGATGTTGTGAAGATGGTAGAGGCTGACAAAGATATTATTTGTGGCATCTATCCTAAAAAGGAAATCAACTGGCATGGCGTTGAGCAAGCAGTCAAGGAAGGTCTGCCTACAGACCAACTGAAAACACGCACAGGCTCACTTGTTGTCAACCTTGTTGACTATGCTGGCGCTGTCACCGTACCTGCCCACGAACCTATCGAAATCTGGAATGGCGGCACAGGCTTCATGCTTATCAAGCGTGAGGTGTTTGAACAACTGCAAGACAAGCTGGCGTCCTACCTGAACGATGTAGTGTTCTTGTCAGGAGAGATTGGTCATGAGCGTATCTCTGAGTTCTTTGCCTGCGCTATAGAACCAGGGACTGAGCGTCTTCTGTCAGAAGATTACTACTTCTGCTGGAAAGCAAGAGAGCATGGCATCAAGGTCTGGGCAGCACCTTGGGTCACTCTAGGTCACTTTGGTACATACCTCTTTGAAGGTACGTTGTTGCCAGCGCCTTAACGCTTGGCAGTCTCAGCAGAGCGCCGGAAGGCTTCCTTAGTGGGATAGCCTTTCTGCCCTCTCTTCTTTGCTGGCAGTCCTGCCGCACGTCTTTTGTTGATGTTGTAGTACAAGCCACGCTTGGCTTTAGGTGTAGTCTTCATCTGCAACCCCAACGCTTCCTAGCGGCTTTACCCCTCTCACCTGTCCAACTCTTGCTCCTGGCACAGAAAGACTTGTGGCGAGGGTTACTCTTGTCTTTGGTAGGCGCTTTCAACTTGCTACCAGTCGCCTTGTTGTACTTGGCACGACCTTTAGCAGTGAGTCCACCACCGGCCTTGACAGAGAGCTTCTCGCCCCTGCCCACAGAAAGATTGACGTTCTTAGACAATTTTCGCTCCTTGCTGTAATTGTGCTAACGCAAATCCCCCTGTGTACTGAAAGTGCGGGTACTCCCGAAACCGCTTCCAGTCGCCAGCCCACTCTAGCCCTGCCGCCTTCCCAAGTTTGCCAATCTTTTGCCAAACCTCGTCTTTGACATCCCAACGGGGTTTACCAGCGACAATAGGAACAACATCAACAGCGCAACGGAAATTGTGGAAGCTCTGACCAGCCTTTGCGTTAGTGACAATCTTCCCCGGCGTAGTTCTTCCCTGTGCATAAAGTGCATTTTGGCTTTCATTGTCTCGGTAAGTACTGGTTACTAGCAAATCAATCCCTTCAGCCTTGCAAGCCGCTATAAATCGCTCTACTCGGCTTTTGACTTGCGGTAACAAGTCATCAAGACTGCGAGAGTTAATCATCCCTTAGTGACCATACCTACGATGCCAGCCAAGGCAAGGCCAGCCGCCACAATATGTTCAGCCAAAGCCGGAGCAATCGGCACACCAATCGCGGTTAGGAACAACAAAGCGCCACGCCATGTAGACGGTTCTTTTGCACGATCAAGAATGTACTGTTTCATAGTCCTTCTCCAGGAGTAACGTACACAATGGCAGTACCCGATGCCACAATTGCAGACACATAAAATATGTAACCGCCTTCAGTTGTTGGTGTGCGGGGTGCTGTAAAAACCACCGTCGCATTGTTATGCAAAACTGTGCCGTAATTAGGCGTTCCAGCCACAGGGATGGCTACATTGCTCGTTGACGTTGTTCCGCAACGAATAAACACCTCTCCCGCCGTGCCGTTATGAATACGAACTTGATTGCAAGGAGAGTCAGCAGTCACGGCTACGGTGTTGGCAGTCGTGCCGACGTTAATCCGCACCGTTTTGCCCATCTCTTGAAAAGCAATGTTGTTAGCCATTAGTACACCTTCTTGCCGCCACCAGAAGTCGGGCTTTCTTTGCTGTTGTAGCTGTCATCAAAGCAGAAAGTGGAACGGAACCCACCCATAGGTACTTGACCTGGTTGCCACTTCTGATATCGTTCTGTCGTATCAGATGGTTTC